GGTTTCAACCGTATGAGCGTCACGAATACTTTTAATGTAACTCGTACCAAGATTTTCAATAGCCTCATAATAAGGCTTCATTGTAATCTTGTCTGGGTTGAAGTTCTGGCTGATACCAAAGTTAGTAAGATCAGTCCGAGCGAAGTGTGCAAAGACAACCCCTGCTCTGTGTTGATCTGTTCCTACCTCATTTAGGGTAAACTGTTGACCAAGACGATCTTTGTAAGTTCGATCGGCATTTTTAATTTTATACTGCTGCCAACGGTCGGGAGCCGTGTTTGCTTGTTCACCAGTGTAGAAATTTTCAATGTGAAACCTACGCCATGAGCCAGCAGCAATACCTTTGATGTAGTTGACTTGTTCAGCGGTGCCACCAGCCTTAGCCAGTTGAGCCGAAGCTTCACCGCTTGCTTGACTTGCTTCACGCCATTGTTCAACTTCAAACTGAGCGGAAGCAATCTCTTCTTCAGTGATACCGTAGTTGTTAATCTTACCTAACTTACGGATGTCATCCTGAGCAGCAATGTACTGAGAATCAATCCAAGCAGATGCCTGAAGTTCAGCGATGCGTCCAATAGTAGGTGAAAATTGTCTCAACGCTTCGAGATTCTGAAGTTCACGATTAACCCGTATAGCGTCTTGAGCTTGGAGTTGTTTCTCCTTAGCATCTAGATTTTTAAGGGAGGATTCCGCCTCTTCCCGTAGGCCAGCTGTGTAGTCCGGTGCCTTTTCTGGTTGAAACCCTTGGGCAAACTTAACACCGGTGAACAACTGTTGTTCTTTAAATGTGGGGAATTCTGCCATTTGTCGTTATGCAGTTTGTTTTTGTGGCATGTTTGGTTTTTGAATGCCAAAGAAGCTACCACCAGGAGCAGTCATCTGCCAACCCTTCTCAACGTAAGGTGCAGTAGCTTGTGCAATCTTAAGACCAGTTGCAAGACCAGAAGGTGAAACGTCTTGATAAGGCATATCGAAACCCATCTCCATAACAGGCGGTGGACCGATAGAAGCCATAGCGCGGTCGTTAGCAGCTTTGAGTGAAAGGTTAGTAGCCTTCATATCCTCAACAGCTTTACCAACAACAGCTTTCTTTTGTTTAGTAAGTTGTGCTTTTGCAATACCATACTGTCCGTAACTAGAGACAGCAGCAGCACGAGCAGCGGTACGTCCGTAGACCTCCCTTGCCGCATGTGCACCGGCGATCTCTGTTACACGCTTAACCATGTCAGCCTGTTTAAAAGCTGCTACTTCAAGAGTAGTATTAGTGTTGCGTTGAATGTTAACCCAATCCTTCCAAGCAGCTGCCCAGTTGTTATCGAGTTGTTGGTCAACGCTGTCAAGTCTGGCGATAAACTGCTGACGTTTGAAGTCGTTCCGCATGTCACGAGCCAGGTTGGCAAAGACACGTTGTCGTGCTTCCTCACCTGCTCGTTTCTCGTCCTCAGTCGGTAGTAAACCTTCTAAAACGTTAAGACCCAAGCCAATGCCGGCAAAGATCATGCCAGCGCCAGGGATCAGGGATCCGACAGCAGCAGCTTGTTTAGCGATGCCAAGGGGGTCATCAGCTAGACCATCTTTAAATGCAAGCGCAGCACCACCAAAGGATAGTGCTGTACCAAAAGCTTGTCCTAGATTAGCACCAGATTTAGCAATTTCTTGTCCTTGCTGTAAACCAGCATCTAAGGCGCTAGTTACTGAAGTACCAGAACCAAAGGTCAGACTTCCGCCTCCAAAGGCTTCAGTGATGTTTGTTCCCAGTCCAGTATAGGAACTTATTCCTGCCATAATCGTACAATCTCAATAGAGTAAACATTGTCAGGTCCATCTGGGAATACCCGTAGTACCTTAAAACCTAAATACCTCACAAAGTTAATAAGTGATGTATTTTCAATATCAATAGTCGTCCAAAGATAAGGACGGTTTATATGTTCCATTAACGCTTTACCGAATCTAACTGCAGTTCTTGGATTTTCCTTAACCTTATTAGTCATTTGAACCCAAAAACTATTGTCTTCACTGACTCCGTATGCACCGAAAAGACTCCCATCTGGTCCGTAGATCAGGTAGGAGTCATCTTCATGGATATACAAAGCCAGTGAAAGGACAGGATGTTGACCTACCCTTTCAAAATCTTGCAAACCTCTATCCAGCATTTGACTGGTTAGTTCGTATACGTCGTTAATGGTAGCTGGTTTAAAGGTAAAACCACGGGTGGATGCAGTCATTAGGATCGTCTATAGAAACCAGTGTTGTATTTACCTTCCCAATTCAAACTCAACAAACTAACGGGGAACGGAGTATCACCAATAATTTTAAAGGTGAGGTTCTCGTTACGTTGATAAATGGGAACGGTATGAATAGCGTCAGCAGACATGTTAACGCTGTTCAAGTCATAACTATACGGAGTAGTAGCCTCAATAGTTTTACTCCATTCGGGTCTACCAGTAATAGTTACGTCATACTTAATTGGACCGCTAAGACCGGTGGAAACCTTAACACGATGGATAATAAGATCAGAGGTAAAATCAGAAGCAGCCGATTGACCCTCAGCAGAGGTTACAAAAAACTTAGGAAGAGTAACTTCCATGTTATAAATGTAACCAATAATCAGATCTCGTCCACGGTAATCGCCATCAATATCGACGTAGTAGGCACCTACAGAGCCTTGTACGGTGGGGTAAATAACCGCCCCTACCGATTCGGTAGACACGTTGTTAGAAGCCCCTATATAGCCGCCTAAAACAAGCACAGAGAACGTCTTACCACTGATATGATCATACGGAAGGAAGACACGGGTAGTGTCAGCACTGGAATCATACGTGCGGTAAGGGTTGACAGTCCAAACGTCAAGACAAATGTCAGTCTTTTCACCCGTAGGAAGGGTCAAGAAACCTTCTTCATTTGCTTGAGTCAGGTCATAAGACTGAACAAACACATTGTCACCGTCTTTAACTGTAGCGTAGTAAGTGTTAGCATCGAAGAATTGATCCAACAACTCACCAGTCAGCTCCCACTTGTACCAAGCAGATGCACGTTGTTGACCCTGTTCCAAGAATTTGAACTGATAAACCGTCGTGCTACCGGTTGTACCAAGAGATACAATCGAAAGTGCAGGTGATGCAATCATTGACGTAGCTGTCTGAGGAATAAGCTCAGGAACAATCTTCGTCTGCTCAGTCATCACAGGTGGGCGATCAGTACTAATTTCAGACAGTTCATACAACCGTGTAAACAGTGGAGTCTTAGAAACAAAAGCAAGGCTGGTACCAAGACCAACAGCTTCTACCAAAGGATCACACTCATAACTCGATAGCTCGTTAATCTTAGCTGTCTTAGGGCTGAGAATGTCAGCATCAGTAGTCAGGATGAATTGCTCAGTATCACTGAACAGCACAAGACCCACACTGATGGGACGGACATAACGATGATTAACTGGACGCACAGAAGATGCAGTAATGTCAATCGGATCATCGTCGGTAACCGTGAGCGCCGTAGTTACCCAGAAGTTAAAGTAATCACCGGCACGACCAAGAATAACTGCTTCATTAGACAGGAAGCCGAGTCGGTTACGATAGAAGAACAGGTTGTTAATCTTAGATCCGACAAAGCTGGGATTAGGATTAGTTTCTTCATCTCCAACTAAACGGTCTTCCCAAGTAACAGGTCCAAAGGTAAACGATCCATCTGCATTCCTCACCAGTTGGTGCGGCATAGTCAGTGGATCAAACTTGTATTGAATCTCTGGAGCAACCGTCTCTTCCCACACACCAGTACCGTAAGTAGCATTAGAGTCTGCTACAAACTTGACGTACATATCATCAACGTCAATGTCAGTGCTGTTAACAACTTTAACTACATACCCATCCTTACATTGGATAGGAAGGTCAGCAACAGTAGGGGTAGTTTCTTGGAAGACAAACAGGGCATCTTCTGATGGACCGCCTACAACTGAAATAGTGAAGGCAGCGGTGCAACTGATATACATACCAGCACCAACACGTACAGCAGTGTAAGTTTTACCACCGAATGTTTGTCCGTTAATATCCCCAACTAAGTCGTTGAGAATAGCATCTACATCACCACCAGTACCGGCGTTATAAGTAGCTCGCTCAGTTCCATCAAGAAAGATTTTATAGTGACCAGTACCGACTACTTTAAGAACAACAAAAGCTTCGTTCGGTTTAGCAGCACTGGTGTCAGCAGTCAACGCTACAGTCTTTGCTTTGTTAAGAACAAAGGTGTAATCATTAAGAGTCAGGAGTTCAATGTCATCAGCTGTTACAGGGTCACCGCTGTCATCAGTCAAATATGCATTGCTAGGTACAGTGGTGATAGCACAGTCGCTAACCTCAGCATCATAAGCAGCTTTAGCTGTTGCTTCTGCGGTTACTGCGTTATCATAGTTTGTCTGCGCAGTATTCATTGCAGCCAAAGCAGTAGCCAACTCAGTGGCATCGCTAGTAGCAGCAACAGTTATAATAGCTTGGTAGACACGATAACCTTCAGAGGCAAGCAGCGGCTGCTCATCAGTTAACTCAGTACCAAGAGCATAGCCTGCAGGAAGTGTAGCACTAACACTAATAACAGCGTCAGCATTCTTAACCGTGTAGATTCCAGCAGCATTCTTCAGAATACCAGAGGTTAGATATTGATCAAGTTGACCATATGGATAGTTGTAGTTAACTTGAAACAACGCTTCAGTTGTCTCGTTTTGACCAGCCAGTTTCTCAGCGTAATCAGCTTGAGCAGCGTTGAGAAGATCTAGTTTATCTTGTGTATCTTCAACAGCAGTGTTGTAAGTGGCAAGAGTAGACTTAAGATCAACAAGGTTACAGCTTACTGGAACACCAGTATTGCTACCCATATCAACAGCTCGGGATGAACCAGCTTGACCAAGGGTGCTATCAACAAGGCTCCAAACACGGAAAGTGTTGTCATCGTACTGTGCTACATATTTTTCTTGAGCATCCCTCAGGATAGAAAACCATTTGCCTGAAGAACTAGCTCCGTCAAGTTCAGTTACATACTGACCACCGGGACGCTTAAGTAAGCCAAGAGCATAGTTAGGGTATGCATTAACAGCATCTTTAAGTTGTCCTGGAAATTTACGGTTGTCGGGTTGTTGCGAAATGCCAAGCAAAAAGTTTGGTATCCGTTGGGTAATAGTGCTCATCTCATCAATGCTTGGAAAGGTTGATAGCTATTGTAATAATCTTTACCGTCTTGGAAGCCGAACATGGAATAGTCACCTTGATTGCAATCATATTCAATGGCTGCAGATCGGGTCATCATTTCTTGTTCTTGCAACAATGCTTGCAGCTCACGGTCACCGACCATTTTCACACAACACATACGTGCTGCTCGGGCAGTAATGTAAGCTTGAATAGCAGGCGGTACGTCAGTGAAATCAAAGAACCACACGACATCTGCTTTGATGTTACCTGTAAAAGTATAGGTGTGATTTAGACGATCATATAGTTTACCATTACGGCGAACTACATCGAAGGAGGATTTATGCTGCTTTTGATTAGTGTCAATCTGCAGCATGTTGGATGGATAAGCAATCTCGTTAGTAGTACTGTCGGGAACCAACTCATACTCACGTTCAGTGTTAAAGATCCAACCTTCAGCTTGAACTTGTTTGTTGATTTCCCGGAGGGTGTTGAGTACAATAGATACCTCAGGGTTCTGAAGATCTAGTGTGGTGACAGGAGCCTGTCCCACTGAGCTAAGTATTTGATTTACAGCATCCAGTTCGGTGGACACAGCATAAGTAGGAAAGGGCATAGTTACCTATCAATAAGTAAAAAAAAGGGGAGCCGAAGCTCCCCCAGTATAAACCAGAAATAATCAGGCGAATGCAGAGTTACCGGTGGTAGCACCAGCAAACAGTTCCACACAAGCAGCAGGGTTCAGGTAATCAGCACCCATAGCCAGGCGACCCACGATCACATCGCCCTGATACAGGACGGAGGTGTCACCGGAGGTAACTTGGACTTGAGGACCAATAGCCTCAACACAACCAGCAGCTTCGCGCTGGAAGATCAGACCGCAGGACTTGCTGAACTCAGAACCAAGACCATACTCGTTCTGCTCACCGAAGGAGCCAGAAGCAACCTTGTCAGCATCTTCCATAGCGGTGTCGATGAAGTCACCCAGGCGACCAGGAGACGCAACACCAGTATCGGTAGTACCGCCGGTCGTGCCGAACTTGGTACCGTAGTTGCTGAAGAAAGGAATGTTGGTAGACTTGAAGATGTCGATACCAGCAATGCTCATGACGCCTTTGCCGGTCTGCAGAGCAGTACCAGTGACATCACGGTTGATCAGGCTGTTGCCAGTCACGTTCTGAATCAGAGCGTAGTACTGACGAGGAGTCAGGACAGCGACACGACCATCTTGGGACACACCCTTCTCATCCAGCGCAGCGGCTGCATTGAAGAAGGCGTCAACCAGAGCGTCAGCGTCATAAGCCTCAGCAAGAGTCGGGGTAGCAGCGCTACCAACACGGATCTGAGTACCACCAGGCTCTTTGTAGTCAGTGGCAGACACAGGCGACTCGTTACGAGCACCGTTGGTGATAGCACGGAAGATATAACGGTCATACTTCTCAGCGAGAGCATAACCAATCTTGCGGGAGATCTCGCTACGCAGGTCGTAATGAGCAAGAA